TTTGTTTTCTCGTATGGCTGCCACCCTGCATCCCATAGTCTTTCTATTCTCATCTTAGGTGATGCTGGATTAAACTCTATCCAATCGTAGCACACTAGGTCAGGTGGATTGACAGACCAATCGACAGTTGTCTTAAAGTATTTCTCTCTGGCCTTTGTCACACTTGCCATGACAGTACCATCCTGTTTCTTTCTGTACTTAATCCTGTTAACTTCCTCTAGCTGTGGTGGGAAGTCACGTTGGAAGCTGTCTGTTAGCTCTGCCATACGCAACTCAACCTCATCTAACAGGTGGTCAGCCTTATCTTTCTCGAAGTAGAACCCTGCTGCTGTCATCTCCTCACATAAAATCTGTATGTCATGCTCACATTTGATAGCATCCTGTAGATCAGGGTCAAAGATTGTAGCTTTAAACTTATTGTATAATCTAACTGTAACCTCAACATCCTGATGACAATAATCAATCATCTCTTGGGTAAGCACCTCGAACTGATCGAAGCCAATCTTAAACTCACCTAACCTTTGACCCCATGCCTTTAAACTGTGACCACCTTTGATGCTGTAGTCTATCAGACGTGACATGATGAGAGTATCTATAACATCAGATGGATTAATCAGGTCGTGTTGTACCAAACGATTGATAACTTTAACATCGAACCCTATCCCATTGTGAAAGACAAACTTATCTGTATCATTGCATAACTTAATGAATGCCTCTGCCTCTTCAGGTATGGTACATACGTTAAGGAACTGGTACTTCTCTTTTGTGTCAACATCCTGAGCACAGATCACATGTATCTTGGTAGCATCTAATGCATCTGTCTCTATGTCCATTGCTAGTATACTCATTCGTCACCTCTATCTATAAACGTCATCCATAAACTTAAACCTAACTCATAAGGCCATACAACAGCCCTAAACTTCATAGAGTTAACATCCCTTGGTGCTTTAAGTATGATGTGTATGGTGTTCATCAAGACGTAGTGATTGACAACACCCAAGAAATATATCCCTGCTGCTGTGTACACTAACGGATCATATTCTAGTAGTTGTTCCATCAATACTCCCCATATTTTTCTGATAGGGTAAAGCTATCTGTGTTAAATTTAAGTTGACCTGCGTATCCTGTTGGACCAACTGGTCTATTCTTTGTGACTAACAACTTAGTTGTATTCCTTTCGTCAATATCCTCTGACATCTTATCTCTTTGTAATTCTACAACAACAGATGCTCTTTGTTCTATCATACGGCAGTACTTAACAGCACCATCATCATTTGTATGTCCGATTGTTACAATGCCTACGCCTAATTCAGCAGCTAGCTTAGATAATCTGACAGATAGGTCAGCAAGGAACTGCTCTTTGCTTTCATCGCCACCCATGTTAGCTGCTATGTCCTGTATAGGTTCAAAGAATATGTACTGAACACCACAAGCCTGAGACAGGTAACGTATATGCCCTAGTATGTCAAGGGGATCATCCTCATCATTCAAAAAGAATTGATACAGTCTCTCATCTTTGGTTAGCTTAACGATAGCATCTTGTACCCTTTGTTCTGCACTATCTTGTGCTATTAAATCCTTACGTGTCAGGTTCTGGTTCAATTCGTATGACACCAAGCCAAGTATTGATCTTAGCTTTGTCTCTTCCATGTGCCATGCTGCAATGCTTATCTCAGGATGCTTCGTTAGTATGTGATACTCTAGGTATCTCATAAACTCTGTCTTACCTATGCCAGTCTGAGCCTTAAACAGTGTGAAGTGTCCCTGCATAAGCCCCATACATAGGTCATCGAACTCCTGGACGCCTGTCTCTACATACACATGGCTCTCACTCGTGTTGTACATCTTTAAGAACTGATCTGATGTATTGATTATGTTCTCAGGCGTATACTTCTTAGCATTAAACCATGCATTATAAAATTCCTTACGTGCACCTGCCTCAAGGAACTCATTAGCATCCTTGTATTTGTCATGCTGTACCCTGTAAACTTTGTTAGGGTATAGGTTAGCTATGCGTTGAGCTACAGCATTGCCTTGTTCATCATGTTCTATTGACAGTATGATCTTACTGAATGACCCTAACCAATCTGCTGCCTTAGTCCATAGCTTATTACTTGGGGTAGCTGATGGTAGTGACACAAAGGCTGATGAATACTTCTCTGAGTTACACATCTGGTATGCTGACATGGCATCTAGCTCACCCTCTGTTACAGTTACGATCTTACCTGACCCTGCATTCCATAGGTTCATACCGAATAGCTCATCTGACTTTAGGTTGGTAGCTCTAAACTCCTTAGGGAAAAACCTAGTCTTGATACCGCCTGATGGGTATGGGTATTCCTGCTTAACCTCTTTGCCATTGCTATCTAAGTAAGTCTTGACACCATAGTATCTCATGGTTTGCTCACTGATAGACCTGACAGTCCTATAGACAGGTGTCAGTACCTCTGTAGGCACTGGCTTAATGTTTGTTTGTTGCTGTTGGTTCATATCCCAATCGTCTTTCTCTTGCTCTTGCCCCATGACAGGGTATGTTTCTGATGCCCATTCAAACTTGGTGTCCTTTGTTCTAGGGTACACCCTTTCGCAGCTATGACACCTGCCAGAACAACTCTCAGTATTGTAGCTGAAGGCATCGGTGCTTCCGCAGTCCTCATATGGACATTCTTTGTGGCTTAACCAATTGCTCATAATATCTGATCCCAATAATCTTGTGTAAACATGTCTAAAATGCACAGTATCTCCTTGGATGTCAACGACTTTAAGGCCACCGCCTTTCGACTATCATTATTGTATGCCTCAACGATAGCAAACTCAGGTACTCGTTCAACTACGAACTGATGATCATCCCAATAGCCTATGCCATCCTGCCATACCTCACCGAACACCTCTAGTTCTTTCGTGCCTCTCATTATGTACGTTTTGTATTCCATTTATTTTATTTCCCTTATACTCTTGACAGGTACAAAAATGTTGATACCCTAGGGCTTGTCCCTGACAAGGGTTCTATAGGTTAATTCTTTAAGATAGCTATAGTCTTCTTCTATATCATCTACTGTAGGCATCTTATCTAACCATACAGCATCATCTATCTCTTTAATTAAATCATCATGGTATTTATGTAATGGTGTATCCTTAGACATTTAACAGCTCCATACTATCTGAATATATATTACAGTAGTCTAACTTTTTAATATCAAACATCTCTATATTTATTAGTTGTTCCAGTATACTACCATCACTCAGTTCAACATAAAGTGTGCCCCACTTGTCATAGACGTGGGTTACATCCTTATCTGTCATCCCTTTTGGTAGCTCAACGTATGCATGTGCAAAGGCTGTGTATGATCCTTCAAGTTTAAGTGTATGGTTCATAACACCCACCCCCATACTAGAGTTAATGCCAAGCTAAACGTGTACATGACACCAATGACAGCAAAGGCTAGTGTTAGGTATACTAATGCATTCATTAGTCTTTCCTTTCGTTGCTTGTCTCGTTTATGTTTGGTTGTATTAAAGTATCTACTCATTTTGTATTCCTTTCCTTTACCCATAGTCTTTTAAGTTTGTTATTTCTGCCACCCTTAGCACCTGTCTCCTGCCTATTCCTTTGTGCAGTCCACTGGTCACCCTCTTTATATGTTCTTATGTTGAACACCTCTCTCATTCTTTTGTTCTCCTGCTTACACACCAGTTCATGTGCAAGCCGTAGCCTATCTTCAACGTCCATTATTTGCTTACCTCCTGGATTTCATTTGTTATTCCTTTGATTGCCGCATACCTTTTGACAACTCGTAAGGCATCCTCTTTTGTTCTTACAGTCTCATAACAAACAAGCTTGCCTGTCTTGTCACTAATTGTATTCACTACGTATCTATTCATTGTCAAAATCCTCATCATCATTACACCAACAGCAGGGCTCATCACTTGGATAATCCGTACACCAACAACACAATTTATTTATAATAGATTTAATCATTTTACTTGCTCCATATAGCTTAGAATGTGGGCTATTACACCGACAGTAAAGCCGTTGCCTAGCATCTTGTACCTTTGGGTATTACTGACACCCTCAGTGAATCCATCTGGCACAGTTTGCAGACGTTCACACTCTAATGGTGTTAGCTTACGCCATGTCATATCTTTTACGTCTATTACTTTAGGTTCCCTATGTCCACCACCCATCGTCGTTAAGGTTGGTGCTTTACCTTCGGGATGGTAAACTCTTTTGATTGACTGGTTGCCGTTTAAGTCAGCATCTCCGACGTGACACAAACCATTAGGACTGAACACTAATTGTCGCCTATGCTTTTCAAAGTAACTCTTTAAGTTACCACCTTTAAAATAATTAGCATCAATGCAATGAGACTTTTCTCTATCT